GGTTCAGTCGGAGTGCTCCAGATGTGAGAAACTTCGAGAGGATGAAGAATTGGAGTTTTATGATTTTGTTGGTGAGATGGCCAAGTTTGAAGAACTTTATGATGAAATGGAATGTGAATTATATTTTGGAGTTGAAGCCATCGTGACCTATTTTTGGCGCGCTCTGTTGAATAAAGTTCTTGTGTCTATACTTCCTTTTCGACTTTCTTTTAATGATTACGTCAGTCGAATGGCAGTTGGTGCTCTTCAGCAGCGCATTCTTATGTTCAACATGCTTTCTGCTTATGGCTATATCGATTGGTTGCCGGATAGCGTGGTTGAATCGGACCTTTTCGAGCGTTTTTATTTGTTCACGCGCACACGCACGATTTTGATGCAGTATTGGCAACTTCTTTGTTGCTATTGTGTATCATTGCTCCTATTTTGTTTCGGAGCCAGAGTCGGGTGGTCCATTAATCTGTGTGTGGTCTGGCCATATTTGTTTTGCTGTGCTACAGCGGTGCAAACGCGACTTATTGACGAGTTTAGGAATAGAAGGGGGGCATTGCCTGTTGCATTTAAGCGGACAAGGGATAGTTTTTTGAAATACGCTCTTGCTGGTTGTATTCTTTTGACTGGTATGAGTTTGTGCTATAAGCTTTATCGATCCCGGAGGATTATGGAACCCCAAGGCAACATCACCCCGAAGAGTCTTAGCGACATTCGAAAGCGCGATGCCGAAGAGAACATTTGGGGTGCAGCGATTTCAGAGGTGCTGCCCAGTTCTCTGAAAAGCAAATGTTCTACCCTGGATGAGCTTGTTTCGAATTGTGGGAAAAATCTTTTATATGTTTGTTATGAGGAAGATGGTGCTCGGCGTTTTGCTAATGGTTTTTTGGTAAGAGGCAATTTTGTGTGTCTCCCTTTTCACATTCTATCCAGTGAACCGCGAGAATATACTTTTTATCGCCGAGGTGAACATGTCATCGGTGCTAGGTTTCGCGAAATTATCGCCAGAAAGGATGTAGTAGATTTTGTTTCCGAGGATCAGTGCTTAGTGCAATGTTGTAACTCGTCTCCTGGAAAGGACCTGATTGACTATATCACTCCGGAACATGTATCTGATGTGCCTTTCAGGATGATCTGGCAACGCAAAGATGGCTCCCACGTGATATCTAATGGGCGAGCTTCGTATGGTCGAGTGAATAACGGGGTGCGTTCTTTTATGGGATATATGTATGTTTTGGACACTGACACATTTCGTGGTATGTGTGGGGGTGTTCTGGTTTCAGATACCAAAGCACCTATGATCTTGGGTGTCCATATCGGTGGTATCACAGGAACGAAACATGGATGTGCGGTTGCTTTTAAGCAATCTCGGATGTGTGACTTTCTGGATCAGTACATTTGTAAACATCCGTCTTCCCTCGCGCACATTAGTGAAGGCACTGCGTTTGAAGCTCACCATGGCATTACTTGGTTTGAGGGTCCTGGTATTCATCCAAAGTCTGGACTGAATTTCTTGCCTGCTGATACCAACATTCGCTATTTTGGGTCTTGCGTGGGTAGAGCCAAGTATTACTCTGATGTGATTCCTACTCCCATTGCTCGTGATGTGACAGAAATTTGTGGCTTCCAACAAGAATATGCTGGACCAATGTTTTGTGGCGCTAGGAATTGGTATGAGTCTCTCGTGCATTTGGCAAACCCTGCTATTGGCGCTGATACTTTTGTCCTTGACTGGGCTGTTAATGATTATTCAAAACAGCTTGAAAGCATTTTGACCATTGACGGCATCACTGACGACGTTCGACCACTTACGGAAATTGAAGTCGTTTCAGGGCGTGACGGCGTTCGTTTTGTTGATGCAATGAAGCCTGATACTTCGCCTGGATATCCTTTGTCTGGGCCGAAGAGAAAATTGATGATTGATTTGGAGCCGAACGATGAACACAATTGCCCACGTTCTCTCTTACCTGAAATATGGAAAGAATATGACAAATGCATGGTGCAATGGAAGCAGAATCGGCGATGCTATCCCATGTTTAAGGCATGTTTGAAAGATGAACCCACGAAAGTGGGGAAGACCAAAGTCCGGGTATTCGAAGCGTCTCCCATAGTCCTTCAGCTCGCCATTCGGAAATATTTTTTGCCGTTAGCGCGGTTATTATCCTTGTTTCCGATAGTGTCTGAGTGTGCTGTCGGGATCAATGCGGTAGGTCCCGAATGGGATCAACTTCAGTGCGAAGTGAAGAAGTACGGAACTGATCGTATAGTTGCGGGTGATTATTCAAAGTATGATCTCCGTATGTCCGCAAAATTGACATCAGCAGCTTTTCGTATATTGATAGAATTCGCACGTAAATGTGGCTATTCGGAAGAAGACCTCCATGTCATGACCGCTGTGGCGACAGAGGTTGTTTATCCCATGGTGGCATACAATGGAGATGTGATAATGTTGCAAGGTTCCAATCCTTCGGGACAAAATCTTACGGTTTACGTTAATTCCATTGTTAATTCACTTTTGAACAGAATTGGTTTCAGGATGATTTACCCTGAATATGACGGGAGATTCTGTGATGCTGTGGCGTTGATTACCTACGGAGATGACTTCAAATCGTCATCTGGGGAGTTGTTCGAGCGATTCAATCATATTGCATTAGCTGATGCACTCGAATCAATCGACATGAAGATTACGATGCCTGACAAGGAGGCTGAGCCTATTCCTTTTTTGACTGATGAGAATTGCGATTTTTTGAAGCGGCATAATCGATTACATGAGGTTGGCGTTTATCTTGGAGCTCTCGATGAAGCCTCAATTTTCAAATCCCTCAAAGCAGTACTTAAGTCTAAGCATTGTTCCGTTCGGGAACAAAGTGCTCAAAATATCGATGGCGCCATTAGAGAATGGTTCCTTCATGGAAGAGATGTTTTTGAGAAACGTCAGTTCCAGATGCGTGAGGTCGCCAGGAAAAATAATATCTCGCATATGTGTACTTTACTCGATCGCACTTTTGATGATATGTGCGATACATGGCGGGGAAAATATGAAGCACACAATGGAGTTGAGCATGAAATGTGTGATTTCCATAACTGTACATATCCCGCCACACATGAGTGTGGGTTCAATAATTGTACTGATGAACCCGCTCAGATAGCCCGTCGAGTGTTGTTTTTTAAAGCTTTTACGGCTACTGCGGCGTTACCTTTTCTGTTATGGTGGATTTACACAGAACGGTTACGCTTTCGAGTGAGAAGAGTCAATTGGATACCGACTCTCTTCTTCATTTTTATGTTCATCGTGGAGGGCCCTCGGAATTGGTACGAACAGGCAAGAGCCTATCTTACGTTCGTTTTGGCGTTCCGAGTTATAAAGACGAGCATTCAGTCGCGGTAGACTATAAACAGTCCCTCTCTCCGGTCGACATCCGGAGGTGTTTTTTCATTTATTAAGCTAAAATGTCATGTGTATATATGGTTACGGCCACTTCATATTGTTTGTGTTTTGTTGATGTGTTGTGGAACGCTTTGTACATAAAGGAGTTGATCTTTATTTAGAGATGGGTTCGCCACCCAATCACAACACACCGTTTGCATTGATTTGATAGACTCGTGCACTTCGTTTTTTAAAAACTATCACTACGTCAATTTTTGATTATAAACCCGCTCCCACGGAGGAGCACCAACAAGTCACTGCGTTTCATCACTCTGACGCAGCGTGGCGAAATACTATTAAGAGTGAGATGGATTCCACACGCGAATATGGGCATTATAACGATGCGTCTCTGGGCGAGTTCTTGTCTCGCCCAGTGCAAATAACAGAAGGCGCTTGGTCCACTACAGTTGGTCCCTTTTCTTATGAGTTCAATCCTTGGGTTCTTTTCTTGACCAATCCACAGGTTGCTGCAAAAATATCAGGGTATCGTATGCTCCAGGGAAAATTGCATGTGCGTGTCGCAATAAATGGAGGACCGATGTTTTATGGTAAGGCTATCATGGCCTATGAACCGCGGCATGTACAAAATGATCATGCTCGTTTTGTTGGTTTCGATGTTGATTCGACTGTCATGCAGATGTCTATGTTACCGCACATTTACCTAGATGCAACTACGTCTACCGGAGGCCAAATGGATTTGCCTTTTTTCTGTCCTGACAATTGGATCGATTTGTTAGGTAATACAGCGGACGAAATGGGCACCATGTATCTCCGGTCCATCAATAGCCTTCAACATGCGAACACAGCCTCTGCAAACGTGACTATGAAAGTTTATGCTTGGATGTCAGAAGTGAAGTTGTGTGGTCCCACTACGAGAGGCCGTGGCACTTACATTGCTCAGGCAGGCACTGAGATTGCCGTTGGCGCCGCGGGTTTGTCACTCGTGGGTGCCGTTTTAGCCTGGCTGAACAGATTCAAGTGTTCTTACGTGGGGGATCAACGACATTCTTCACATGATGAAAGTTCTGGAATGACTGCTCAAGCAGGTGATGAATATGGAACTGGTGTCGTTTCGAAACCGGCGTCCATTGTAGCCAGGTTGGCAGGAGCTTTGTCTGGAATCCCAAAGATTGCCCCTTATGCTATGGCCACGCAAATGGCCGCTTCGATGTTGGGGAAACTTGCGCACCATTTGGGTTTTTCTCGACCAAATATAGTCTCAACATTAGCGCGATGTAAAATTGTGAATACTGGACTTTTAGCCAATTCAGACCAGCATGATGCTGCCACTAAGTTGGCTTTCGATTCCAAGACAGAAGTAACAATTGATCCCAGGGTTGTGGGGCTTTCGGATATCGATGAGATGACCTTTGACTACATCAAGACAAAGGAATGTTATTTGATGCAGGCCTCTTGGTCGGAGACTGATCCAGAAAATTCCCTGATCGCTTCGTTGTCTGTAGGTCCCGATCAGCATCAGTTTGCAACGACAACCGGTGGATATACAGCCAATTTGTTCTCACCATTGTATACGTTGGCAGCTCCCTTTACATACTGGAGAGGGAGCATCATTTTCCGTTTTCAGATTGTTGCCTCGCAGTTGCATCGTGGTCGCATTAGGATCACGTATGATCCGTACATTCATTCTACACCGTATGATGAGAATGAGGTTTACACACGGATTATTGACATAGCAGAAAATAGGGATTTTGAAATTCCTGTGGCATGGAACCAAGCACGTGCTTGGTTACGAGTATTGAATCGTGCTGGATTCCAAGGTTCTACTTTTATTGCTGCGCATACGGATGGATCTCGCACCCAGACCGTTGGCAATGCAAACCATAATGGGCAATTGCGTATTGAGGTTCTGAATAACCTCACTTCACCAAATCCAGCGCTTGCACAGCCAGTATACCTCAATGTTTTTGTTCGAGGTGGGCCGGATTTCGAAGTCGCTGGTCCAACATCTGCTATGCTTGAAACGCTAGAATACGTGCCCAACACTGACTATGTGGCCCAATCTGGTATCGAAATGGTGGCGCAGGCTGGTGAGGAGGAAGTGATTGATGAAGCAGATGATATACCAGAGAGTCCCCCTTCTATTACTCCCGTGGGCACTTCTGATTCCTTGAGTGATCCTCTTTATCATGTTTTCATGGGTGAGAAGATATCATCTGTTAGAAGCTTGATTAAAAGGTATACTTTTCACAAGTCACTTCCTATTGCTTCCGACTTTGGAATTGCCTATGACTATAATTTCCCCACCATGAAGGGTCAATTTGAAGTCAGAAACTCTACTACGGCTGCTACTGCCGATCCCAGTTCGCAAAGCTACCATTATGCTGCAATGACTTTTCTCAACTGGTTCAAGCCCTGTTACATCGGATGGAGGGGTGGCGTTCGTGCCAAGTACATGTGTTTTAATACTGCTGGTACAGCACGTTCGAGTTTCGTCTATGTCAAGCGCCTTACTCAGCCCCTTGCGCAAACCAACATATCTGATGTCATTCCTTTGTCTTTTGATGCACCTAGTTTGGTTTCGTTTGATGTCGATGTCATGGGTGGTGTCGCAGGTTCGGAAATTGCGGCAACTGATACGGAAGGGGCCTTGGAAGTTGAGTTCCCGTATATTTCCTATAGGAGATTTCATCATTGTAGGGCGGAACAGAAGGGCACTGGTAATAATGATGAGCCCTTTACAGGGGAACACCACGGACACATGTTATACGTCTCAGGAGCCCAGAATATGTTGCAGAAATTTGTAGCAGCGGGAGACGATTTCAGCTTCCATTTCTTTTGTGGCCAACCTCCTATGATTCGAAGGTTCACACCTAACAATGATGGTCGAGCGTTTGGAAATATGCCCCAAACCGC